CCTCGCACTTTATCAAAGGTTTCATCTGTTACCCATAACGATTTATCGTTATTCGTTATATTAAGTCGTTTTCCGTTGTTTGTAGCGATTTTAAACGCTGTTGGATAGTTATATCCAAAGTCTATTGAAAATCCCTTAAAACTGATTTCCTCGCTCCCAAAATTTACCAAAAGTGCAAATTCTTCCGTTTCGAGTGTGCTTTCCGACACAATCCCTGTGTCATGGTAAATAACGTCTAAATCTTCCCTAATTAGGAATCGCATACTACCATCTACCTTTGTAAAATTTCGCTCCAATGTGGCATACTCCACATTATTCGCCCCAAAGGTTAGCACACTTGCCGAACTAGAGTAATACGATTCGCTACTAGCTTTCAGTTTTGCCTCAGTCTGTGCTGTCTGATTTATCAATCCAAAAGATACCTGAATAAATGCCCTCTCTCGCAATGGCGAGCTCATACTAGCCTGATATTCTTTTGATACTTTTTGCATAACTCCCCCTTATAGACCTGTGTCAATTAGGTTGACTTTACAATTTCTATAATGTGTAGGTGTCCCATCTTCCGTGACCCAATAAGGTTCAGCCGTCCTATCACCACAATACATCCTAAGTGTTTTTCGAGCATTTGTATAAGGGTCATTAAATGTGACATTCACATAAAAGTTTTGTAGCAATGACAATATTCTCTGCCATTCGCTTGCTGTGAGCCACGCCCACTCCAATCCGTCTATTTTATATTGGTCTCGTCCGATTCTCTGACCAACAACTGCACCATTGCCATCTCGACCCGCATTTACAGCCGTTGTGAGAACTATCCTCACTCCCCTTTTGCAAGGGGGTAATGCGTAACCGTTAATTGAAATATAAGCCATGTTATACCCCCTTACTTTGCAAATACAAATCCATTAGCGTTCCTCTGAGTTTCAACCACGTCACTTACCGTCCTATTACCAATCTGAACTACTGTTCGTTCGCTCTTATCAGCTTGTCGCTTAGTGTCTATCGCAATCTCCCTCAGTGTAGGTTCGATGTACTCTCTGAATAGGTCAGCAAGTTCCTGCTGTGATGTACCATCTGCTCGAGATTGAGCTGTCAACCTTTGACTTTCTGTGAACAGGCTATTTGCCACATTCTCCGAGAGGTCATAATCTTGTACTGCTGTCTGAGACCTGTTGATTGCCTCAGCACTCACCAAAATCGCATTGATTACCGAATTTGTGCAAGCTACTAGGAGATTGTTCATCTGTGACCAATATCCCGTGAACTGTAGCATACCACTGATTACAGCACTCCTCATTGCTAACTTGATTTGTGACTGATTCAACACTTCCGTCTGACCATTTATATGTCCGACCATTTCTGCCCCTGATTCTCCAGCTATGAACATTGAGCCATGTAGAGCATTGCTAGTACCATTAGCATACATTGGTATATTGCCCCAATGCGTCTGATTACCATTTCGCATATAGCCACCATCTGCGAATGTACCAAAGAGGTTTGAGTTAAAATATCCACCACCTGATAGTCCAAAGAAATGTTTAACTGATTTCCAATTCTTTTTCTTTAGCGATACATCGATAGTGATTGATGTTCCGATAAGATTCTCTAAGCTATGTCCTCGAGCAAGCCTTAGATATACACTTACTGTGATATTTCCACCAGCTCCTACCCATGACGCAACTGTTGTCCAACCTCTTTTAATAAGTTGTATTGCCTGACTGAGTACAGGTATATCACCTACCCATTCTTTAACAGTTCTCCAATCTTTACGTCTTAGACTAATTCTCTGACTGAGGGTTGGGATATCACCGATGAATGAACCTATTGTTGACCACCCATTCTTAGTGAGATTCACTCGCACTGTTACACTAACACTTAGGTTGTCGGATAAGTTATAGTTTCCACTATTCTTACCTATAACCTTTTTAAGTTCTCGCAACGCACCCTTATAGCTCGTCATCAAATCTCTACAATCTTCTAGCTTAGGTATAGCTTTCTTCAACTCTCGTCTTAGAGATGAGGCTTGTGTGCTTATGTCATGAACATCATCGGATAAGCGTTCGATTGGGTCGGCTAGGAAGAAATCTAGCACCTTATCGATTGTTGCCCCAAATCCGGCTATAGCTGAGTTCTTTGTATAGTCCCATACCTCTTCTGCAAAATCACCCATGAACTTAGTAAAGTTTGACATATCGTCTTTTAGTTTTGGTAGCTTATCATTTAACCTACCTAGAGCGGGTGCTAATCTACCACTTAGACTATTTGCAACATCGACAAGGCTATCAACAAATAGCACAAGTGCTCCCGCTAGCTCTACTAACAATGCTGTACCTATTGCAATCGCCATTGGTATAGTGCCCGCTGTTCCTACAGTTATAAAACCTAGTCCAGCTGTAACAACACCGATTCCGACTAGCAATAATGTGCCATATTTAATACCCCTCTTAATGGTATCGCCATTTTCTAAAACAGGTTGCCAAGCTCTACCAACCATCTCTAATAGTTTTGCAACGATGATAATCTCTGCGAGGAATATCGCTGTTGCTATTCCTATCTCAACCAATACAGCTATACCAATTGCCATGTTAGGTGCAATTTCTTTACCAGCTTGACCAAGTAGATATGTAACTCCACCAACTGCAACAAGTGTTAGCGTTCCTAGTCCGACACCCTTTATGATGTCGTCTTTATTTTCGATTACAGGTTTCCAAGCCTTACCAACAAGTCCAAGCTCAAATCCTATGAGAGCTATCGCCCCAACGAATAGTGCCACTGCGACAATGACCTCACCCATTATCACAAGTCCTAGTCCCATATCTTTCGCTAAATTCTTTAGCTTACCTGTCATCCCTGACTTAACCGGGTTGACGGATTCTGTAGCCTCTGTAATAGTCTTTGTTTTTTCTAGTACATCTGCCTTTTTAAATGGGAATTTCAATTTTGAGAACCAACCAAATACAAATCCGATTCCAGCTAACATCTCGATTGCACTGATAATAAGTTTAGGTGAGCGAAGAGCCGACCAATCGCCTTTTTTAAGTTTTGGTATGACTTTTCTCAACTCATCAATCGTACCCGATATACCTTGTATTATCATTCCGACACCAAGGGTTTTCCAATTACTTGTCATGATTCCGATGGCTATTCCGATGTTTCCAATACCTTGAATCACATCTTGAATGTCATCAAAGTTAATACCCTTTTTAGATATATGTCGTAAAGCTGTAACAATTTCACCAATGCCTTGCACTACTTTTAGTGCTCCACCGATTTTTGTTTTACCGAGAATTATGAACGAATCGCCTAGCATACCCGCAAATTCAGATATCGCTTTTCCTACGGTGGAAAAATCTGCACCCTCTTTAGCAATTCTATGTATAGCCTCGACAAACTCTAGTATATCTTGGACAAATAGAATCGCCCCTACTATTGTTATGCCATTAAAGACACCACCTAGTTTTTCAATCTCTCGAATTGCCGATAACAAACCTTTCGCAACTTTCCACGTACCAAATGCGACACCTATAGCTACCACCTCTTCAAGTATGTGACCAAATCTAGTGTCCATTAACTCGCTCCAACTGTTTATTTCTTTGTCGAGACCGAGCCATTTTTTCATCTTTTGGAAAATCTTTTCAAACTTTGGTGTAATCTTACCTAGTGTAAAATCGTAAGAATCTAGGTCAAAATCCATGCCAGTTCCTAGACCATCTACACCACCGATTCCACCACCACCACCTGAACCACCTGAGCCTTGCTCTAATGGTGAGATGATGTGTAGTTCATCAATTCCTAATAGTGCGTTTTTAAGTTCTTTAGCTTTCTTTGTAGCACCCCCTAGTGCTCGACCCGCATTATTTGCGTTGTTAGTCATACCACCTAGAGCACTGCTACCTTTTTTGACGCTACTGTAATCAATATCAACTTTCTTATATCCAAATAATCTAGCTAGTACATTTGCCATCAGAGTAATTACTTTTGCGACTGCGATTGCATATGGTAGTATAGCTTGTAGCATTGGGATAAACATGTTACCGATTGCCCTCGACGCCTGTGTTATCTGAGCCTTGAATATTCTTAGCTGATTAGCAGGTGCGTCGATTGTCCTTGCCATATCACCCTGAGCCACTGTTACTTGGGTCAAAATAGCATGGTATCTCAACTGAGCCTTTTCAGCCTGTGTCATACTATTTACGCTCTGATTTATACCGAGGTTATATGCCTCTTGCTGTAACCTAGCTACAGATAAGTCAAATCCTAGTCGTCTTAGTGGTTCTAGTTCACCCGCTAGACCTGACTGTAGTTTCTGCATAGAATCTTCATAACTGATATTGAAGAATGATGATAGGTCATATCCTAGCTGTGTTAGATTCTTTGACATGATGTGGGCTCTATCACTAGCCACACCAAATCCCTCAGTAATAGTATTAAATATACCTTGATTCCTCATCCATTCAGCCGGGTCAATTCCCATTGCGTCACTGACCTTTTCACCAAATCGCTGTGCCGACTTAGAACCCTCGCCCATTGACGCTGTGAATAAGTTTAAGTCCTCGATATATTTGTTGGATTCAGTTATAAACCCACTGAGTTTGTCCCTGAGTTGTGAAAAACCAACCCATACCATCTTTGCCTTAGCGTATACACCTACTAGACTACTTTTTAGACTAGCATTAGCCTCAGCAACCCTACTCGATGTATATGCCAATTTTGAAAATTTAGATGGCAAATTACTAATATTGCCTTGCAATCTTTGTATAACATAGCCCAATGGTGCTAGAGCACCTGTGATACTCTTTAGGGTAGCTACAAAACCTTGCATATCGGACGCCTTTAACTCCCTCGCTATAGCGGGTAACTCTTTGAGTTGTGTTACAAGTGTCTTTACACCCGACCCACTTTTAATGTGCGATAGACTAGCCAAACTCTTCGATAATTCATTTAAATATGAATAATCACCACCCTTGAAATCCTTTAACCCATCTGATATTTTTTTGAGTTGGTTTCCGAGAGAGGATGATATTTTGTTCTTACTAACATCGGACAAGGTTTTGATAGCATTTGATAAATTTCTGATTTTTACCGACGCTGACCCATCTAAAGAACGGGTTGTATCGTCGAGTTTTTTCAACTCACCAATAACGCCATCTAACCCTATCCCACCTTTTAGGGAATCTCTAAGTTTTGAGAGAGAGCTCGTTAAAGCCTCGACACCATTGACTGCCGACTGTGACGATGTCTGTATCTGTATTTCCAGTGCGTCAATCCTCATTGCGTCTGACATCTTCTTCCCCCTTTTCGCTGAATCTTGCGTTATTGTTCACTGCGAACATTTCCATGAATTGCTTAGCTTTAGCTCTATTTGTTTCTTCCTGCTTTTCCTGAGCCTTTTCTATCGCTGTATCTCCGATTGGATATGCCTCACTGAGATATTCGATAGGTTCATGACCACCAATAACAGGTGTTACTCTTAATATTGCGTCATAGATATATCGCCCTTGTAACCATGCCATCTGATTAGCTTTCGTGGTTCTAATTTCCTCAGCTTTTCTAAATGCCTTAACTATGGTTGGGTCATCATTCCAAAATTGGTCGTATGTCATACCTATTGCCAAGTAATATGGGAACTGTTCATCGAAAATATCCGTATAAGGTGTTAGAGAGAGATTTTTAAGTAAAACCTCTCTCCTATCATCCATTGAGTAGGGCGACGAATCCTCTAAAAATCCGTCGTCCACTCCAAGTTTCCCTTTTTTGCCGGCTCCTCAACAAGTGTCATGATAGGCTCGTTATACATTTCTGCCAACTTGCTTATTAGCTCCGACTTGTTGCCCATCTTCTCGTAAATCTCATCAACTAGCTTACGCTGTACAAATCTGTGATGTGCTAGGAATGAGCCAGCGAACAGTTCAGGTAGAGTGCTCATTGGCTTTGTGTCAACTTCTGACGCAATAAACCCTCTCTTTTCCATCTCTGCTACGGTCTTTCGTGTGAACTCCAATGTGTATTCTGTTCCGTCGTAAGTAAATTTTAGCTGTTTCATTTTATATCTCTCCTTTTCGTATCTTTAGCTTATACTGTAGTATCTAGTGTGATAGGTGTAGATGGTGCGATAGAAATCTTCATTTTAACAACCTCGTTGACACTACCACCATTAGGTGGGGTCACTGTTAGCTTGCCCTTGAATTTAAACTTACCATCATCGCCCTTTGGTGTTAGTGCCCCAGCTGTTTCTGTGCCACCAAACCATACTCCATACTCCTCTTCTTTACCCTCGAGTGCCTTTAGCTTTTTATAGTCAGCTAGTGTGTAGTTAGCACCAAACTCGAGTGTACCACCTGATAGGATTCCCGGCTCAGATGTTTTCATGCTATCTGATAGTGTTGTTGTGTCTAGCATTTCAGGTGCACCACCGAGGTCAGGAAAACTTGTGATATCTAGTACCTTTTCCCAAGTAGATGTATTCTTTCTCATCAGAAAAGTCTTATATGTGATTATTGCCATAATCTTTACCCCCTGTAAATTTTCTTTGATGTTGATATAACTGCTCGATATTGAGCAACCATTCGATAGATTGTTGCGTCGTTTTCGTTTTGTATAGGGCTCGCACCCATTCGATTGAACCCCAACCCACTAAATACGTCGTCCACAATCGATAATATAGCTTTACATTCAGCTTTTTTACCACTGACCTTGTTTGAGTAGATGTTGATTCGATACATCACCTGAGCGTGATTCTCGACACAATCTGTACTTCTAGTCCTACGATAAGCCTGATTGTCCATCTCCACGATAGATACACAAGGGAATGATGGTGGTGCTTTCACGTATTCACC